GCATTTGTTACTGTAATCGTTGCCATATTATTCAATCCTCATCTGTTGGAAGTATGTATTCTGTGGTGCATCTGCATTGATAGTCTGTACCTGGTAAAAGGCTTTGACCGTCACATGATGAATAAAGCCCCTTGCTTAAATCGAATTCTTTGCCGTTTCTGGCCTGGTGGCATGGCCTAACTCTTTCGTCTTCTGCGGTGCGCCATATCCCTTTTTCAATTCCTAAGTTTTGCGCCCTTACCTTACCCATGACAGCATTAAAGTTGCCAATCTGGTTACGTGCCGTAAATTTAGCATGATTCTTGCGCTTCTCGGTCATGCCGTCAAACTCTGACATAACGTCTTCAATAGAGCCGCCTTGCGACATTACTCTAAGCGTGTTGGCTGTGTATAGGTCTAAAGTCTCATCTCTTAGCTTCTTAGCCCATTGAGCAGTTTCTAGGATTAGCGCGTTTGTTTGTGACTTCAAACCCTCTTCAGCTATTAACTGCTTTGGGTCGATTCCTACTCTATCCCCGATTGCTGAATAAAGACGATCACGATTAACATTGTTTGTTTTAGATAGATATTGCTTTGCTAGTTGTTCGATTCGCTTGTCATCATATCGCTTGATAAGTTTCTTATTAACGCGCTTAGATAGTGCAAGAAATACAGCGGCATAATTACCGACTTGTGCGTCTTCAAACTTATTGATGGTCGACTTGTGCATACCCTTGATAGCCTGGTTTTTAAACTGGCTACTCATTGAGCGAATCATTGCCTCCATAGCTTGAGCAAATTGACGCTCGATTGACTTAGGCGGGTTTTTTAGCTCGACCTTTGCGGGTTTATAAGATTTGATTTGTTTCATTTTCCAACTCACCAGTTAAATCTTCTTCGGCCTCTTTCCAAAACTCATCCCAATCATCTTTTTGGGTTACACCTTTGTCATTAAGATACTTCGCACCGTCTTCACCCATCTGCCAAAGCTTAAAGGCAATCTCTGTGGCCTTAGTATCATAATCAATTCGGTCTAGTGCTGTCTCGCCTTGGTTGTCCTTAAACTTGGCCGGATCCATACCAAATATTCTAAGTAGCTGGTTAATCTGATCAATTAGGTAATCAGACTGCAACCCTTCAATCATGTCTTGGAATGTGGCACGTTCTGAACTACCACTTGAGTTAAGACCCTTTACATTCTCACCGACCAGGATAGACAAAGGAATGCCTGTTACCATCGATAAACGTCTCAGGCTTATCTGGTCTACTTCTGACAGGTTTGTTAATGTTTGGGCTATGTTCTCAGCACTATCTTCAGCATCAATCAGCACAGCCCCATACATTGAGCGCATATCTTCGACTTGAGAAAAGTATTGAATTACTGCATCATCTTGTTTGGCACGTAATGCCTCTTTAAATCCTACAATCTTATAAACCCAGTTGGCGTTCTTCTCGATAATGGAAGCAGAAGAACGTTCGACAATGCCATCGTTAATAATTTGATTATAGATAAGCTCAAACTCTGAGATACCACCATACTGATATTCAGGCAGGTCTATTTCTGTCGGCTTAATGTAAGAAAAGTCGATTACCCGTGTGTGGTGAATTGATTGACCACGAACCATGTAGTATGTCGGTTGCATGTACCGTTCATTATTTAGGTCTAGAGAAACAACGCCTGGAGTTATCATATCGCCAGAGAATACACTTATCTTACAATCGTCAATGTCAGTGCCTTTTGTCAATGGCTCGGCTAGGTTGTCACCGCGCTTATGTATAACGATAATACCACGTCCAAAGCCAAGCATATACTTAGACGCAAGTTTAACGCTCTTTGCAAGCTTTGCATTATAGGTTGATTCGTCTGCTTCACCTTCAAACTGCAACGTATCATTAAGCGAATAACCAGACTTTAAGCGGATTATCTTAGAGCCTAACCCTGTATTATAAATAGCTCGCATCTGCTCATAGTCAAGCCGATTAGATTCGACTATATTTTGACTCAATGCATTGCGTCTATTCACAATCTGATTAAATACGTTTTTTACTCCATCGTAGAACATGACAACACCTGGTTAATTTTTCTTATTTGTATCACAAAAGCTCTGAGTAGTCAAAGCGTTTTGATTTCATTATAGGTTCAAGCGCATATCGTAGTCCATCAATGTAATGGTTGTTATCATCTTCAATGCTTGGGGTTATGTCACCAGTGCGCTTATCAATCTTGTAACTGTACAATCTGAACTCTTTTGAAGTCTCCATACAATCTGGATGAATAACGACTTCATCAAACGATTTTATAAACTCTACACCATCCTCGACTGAGCCTTTTCCTTTTTCGCAAGAGATTACTCTAGGCAATCCTTTACGTCTTAAAAAGCTGATTGATTCTGGTCTAGCATTATCAGCCCTTATTACATAATTCTCAATATCTGGAATTCTAGCCTTTAAGTAATCTGCGGTATCATCAAGCTCTAGCCCAACACGCCCGGCTTCATATCTAATAAATAGAGTATTGTCTTTTATGTATGATCTGGTACAAGCAGTAGGGTCGTTGGCAAATCCAAAGTCTAACCCGTGTAATGGTTCGCCATAAGTCCAATCAACCTCAAAATCATCTATGCGCCATTTACCCTTGAATATCTGGGCTTCTGACTTGATGTTAAATCCACCTAGCCAAACATGGTCAAATGTGAGTGGATTTATTCTGCGGTGCCTCTCTGCTTCCTTAGCTAGGGTTTCAGGTAAGAATGGATTATCTAAATAGTTTACGTGAACAACAACCGAATCTTCTGACTCTGTTTTGAACAGTTCTTCGACAGGGTCATCTTCTTGGTCTGGATTCCATGATAGCCATATTTCTGAATCGGGTGCGCGTATGGTAGGAAGTAATAATTCCATTGAGCGTTTTGATATGCTTTGTGCTTCTTCAACCCAAGCCTTGTTAAATCCCTCTAGTGACTTTATTGAGTCTGCTGTGTGGTCTTGCATCCCCTGGAAGATAATAAGCCCCTTACCGCCTATCCTTCTTACTTCCGTTAGGGTGCTTTCAAATAGATGACTAACTCCCATTTCTTGAATCTTATCATCGATTAGCTTTTTAGCTGAAAACTTTAGGGATTTTTGAATCTCTCGAATACAAACGCTTTGAAGGTCCACATCTGCTACGTGTTCTTCTACTAGTAGCTCGGCAAAGAAGTGAGACTTTCCGCTACCTCGCCCACCCCTTGCGCCTTTGTATCTTTTAGGCTTAAGTAATGGTAAGCACCATCTAGGGGTTTTAATCTGGAGAGTTTGCATCTACGATAATACGCTCTATTTTTTGTGGTGCCTGGTTGTTATTGATTTGAATTGCTGTGTCTGGTTGCTTGCCTAATACAGTTTCTTTATTGCGGGCTGTTGTTCTTGCATGGGCTTCGATTGTCACAATACTAAGAGAGTCCTCGCCCTTCTTCTTTGAGCCATCCTCTAAAACATTATTAGCAAGTTCTTGGTTTCTTAGTGCGCTATTCTGGAAATATATTAAATGCTTTGTGCGCTCATCAACTACTTTGTGAATGGCATTCACTTCGCATTCAGTTTTGCCAGCAAGCTCAGTGTTTATCAGTGTTTGAGTATTCACTAATTCCACATTTTCTTGTGGTACATCCTTACAGTGTTTGTTAATTGTTGCAGGGCTAACTCCAAAGTCTTTAGCTAACTTGTTTTGGCTTTTACCGGCCTTCCACTCTGCAATAATTTGCTGTACCTTATCTAGTGATAGTCTAGCCATTAAACCCCATACCCTTCAAGAGCTTCATAATCATCAATCATGCTCATTAGTCACTACTCCAATTAAACCCAAGTAAACTCTTAACATCACCAGCGCGCTTATAAACAGGAACAGATAGAACGGTAAGCAATTCAAGCTCACCAAGCCTTTTATATGTAGCAAAATGAAAGAATACTATTCTGTACTGAGTGTGTACTATATTTAATTTAGCCATGTGCATACCATCCAAAAGCAAAGCCTATACCTGCCATTACTGCGATAACAAAGAATATAAGAAAGTCAGATAGCATCTCTTTAGTTTCATTATCCATGGTTAATCTCCATAAATCTCAAGTGTTGCTTTAGCTTCATGATAACGCTTATTGTATTTGATGAACATCTTGCTTTTATTGTTTTTAACGTAGTTCATGAATCCCGGAAAGTCTTCTTGGCTTTTAGCTAGAAACCCAATCTTGGCTTCGTAGGCTGTCATCATCTCGCAGTGTGGGTTGCCGTCTAGCCCTGATGATTTAAGCACTGAGCAAGTGTAGGCCGCTCTACTCAATCCTGCCATGTAACCTTCAATCTTTTGTAGGTCTTGCTTAAAGTCTGCGTAGGCATTGATTGATGCCACTGTCAGTAATGCCGCAATAATTATCTTTTTCATTTTCTTAACTCCTTAAAGCGAATCGCCTCCATTATACTAAATGGA